TCAAGCAACTTCAAGACCGTGTTAATAGTATGATCAAAGAACAGGGAGAAGATGCAGAATGTGCCGCATGGATTTATACCAAGAATGATTGTCATTTGAAGGATGAAAATGGTGAGATTGATTATGACAACAACGTAGAAGATCCTGCATTGATTGCACGTATCTTTGACGATGTAGGAAACAATGATTACATCTATCAGGTGATTCAAGAGAGTGTAGATGAGATTACAGAAGAGAATCTTATGTCACTTCAGCAAGAGTTAGTCTAATGAATGATTTCCCTATCTACAAAAAACAACTCCCACAAGTATGGTCGGAGGATGATAAGTTTATCATCGAATCAGATTCGTTTCGATATGTGATTAAGGATGATTTAAAACTCTTGTTTAAACTATGCAGAAAGTTTAAGACTGATGCAATCGCCCAAACTTACGTCACTATCTAACATCATGCTCAAAGGTCAAGTTCTCAAAGTCGTCGGTGAAACTTCAAACAAAATTGATGCTAATCTAACACGATTGGAAAAGTTTGAAGTATTCTGTCAAGTATGTGATGGATTACTGAAAGATGGTAGGATTAGTTCTGCAAAGCATTATTCATGGACCAATGTATTCTAACTCTCAATCTCACATTGAGTAGGTTTAGTAACTGAAGCTTCTAAAGTGTAGCAGTTGTATGAATACAACTACAACCTCCAATCAAATGCTCCTTAACAACTCTGCTTTCGTTTCTGCTCTTCAAGGTTTACAATCCTTTGTATTAGAGACGGGTGCTGATATTGATATGGCATATGATTGGGTTGCTGATCAAGCAGGAATCAAATCATTCTGTCATGATGGTGCTGCATTTAGTTGCTTCTATGATGTATTCATGGATGCTACAGATGCATGATCTCTTTTATAACTCTCTTACACAACTTTCTAATCTTTCTTTATATAAACCTATGACTATTTCAAACCCTTATGTTGAAACCCTCGTTGAGATGGGTTATGATAAACAAGACTGCGAAGTCGCATCAACAATGTTTCAAAAGAAAACATTTCCTTGTGTGATTCACGGTCGCACATTTGACACTGAAGAACAATACTATCAGGAACTTCATGAATATATGAATGGTATGTAAATCAAGTCTTTTAATTCACACAATTATGAACACAATCGAAATCAACAAATCAATCATGGAGTTGAACTTTAGAAAGGAAAAACTTCAGAACGAGATTGATACTATTCAATCACAAATTCAATTTCTTGTTAATCTTCGAGAAACACAAAGAATGGATGATGATGAACGATCAGGACAAGCACTATTTGATGAAATGTTCGGAGGTTAATTAAATGAGACTTATTCTTTTATCAGTGTTTATTCTTCTTGGTGCTAATCTAATGATCGATATGTTAGATAGTGATATGACAGAAATCATCAATGAACGTAAAGAAACGATTGAACGATTCCGAGAGTTTAATAACTGAAGCTTCTAAAGTGTCCTAGTAGTGTAAGGACAACCAACCAACCAACTCAAACTCAAATCATGCGTAAAATCGAATCTCAAATGTGTCAAGCAATCCAGTCAAATCAGAACTGGAGTAATGCAAACACTTGTGTAACTATCGATCCTGAAACTAACACTTCTTCTGTTTATCTTCATGGAAATAAGATTGCAGAAATCGATGATGATACAATGACAATCTTTGATGGTGGTTATCAATCCAATACAACAAAGAGTAGACTCAATGCATTATGTGATGAGTTCTGCATTGCTGGAGAAGGAATCTTTCAAAAGAATTACAAGTGGTTTGTAAGAAAGTTTGTTGGAATGGCAGGACAAAGCAAAGTCTATAATGTTGATGATTTCTCCAATGGTTATATCTTCTCATGATGGTTAAAACTAAGAAAGAGTGGGCATCAATTTATGCTCAATTCTATTCAATCGTTTTGATCTTAATTATACTCTAGATCTTATAGTCCTGGTGATGACTTTAAACCCACCGAAGGGATAAGATTACCTTCAGTAATCGTAACCAATCACAAACTCTATCTAACACTTTTCATGTCTAAGTCTGATCTCTTCTCTGCACTCGAAACCGCACAGAATGGTAATGATATTCTTCTCATCCTTGAAGCAATTGAGGCACTCTATTGATCACTTAGTCCATATAACTGAATAACATAAAGAGAGGGTAATTCCTCTCTTTTTTGTATCAATTAATACACTTATTCATTAAAAAACGTTTTTAAATGGTATTATAAATATGGTTTGCTATTTTATACTGTTTTACACATCTCTGTGGAAAAGGTATAGTTTATCTGTGGATAAGTGTATATTTCTGTGGAAAAGTATGTGTTTAAACCCTGTACTTATGATCATTTAAATGTCTCATAGTCCCTTCATTTGTGATCATTTAAATGTCTCATAGTCTTGTGATCTAAGCGAGCACTTTATCACACGAACGCACAAATGTCAAGAAGGCGCTGATAAGTTTTTTTAGGGATTGACAACACAAAAATATTAATATTCCTCATAAATAGCATCTGAATGATTGACAGTCTCTCACTGTTATTCTATACTAGGTAAGTATCAGTCAGGGAGTCTCACAAATGCCGACAGTTTATCAGCAAGCACAAAAACAAAAGTATCGTATTACTCTAGAGATTGACGCACTATCAGACTTTAATCCTCATCAGATTAACTGGGATGAATTGTTTGATTTACAAGGCAATGAGAAGTGTGAGGCATACATCGAAGACATTTCAAATCCCATGCGTTGGTGATAGATTGTCAGGGTTGGTGATAGTAACTGAAGCTTGTAAAGTGTCCTAGTATTGTAAGGACACAACCAACCCACATGACTGCAACTTTCCAAACCACAATCGAAGACACTACGTATAATGGTTGGACAAATTATGAGACCTGGAATGTAGCACTGTGGATCGGTAATGATGAGGGTCTTTATAACTTAGCACGTCGTTCTTATTCTTATCAAGATTTCGTTCGTCGTAACTTTGAGGACGGTGCTACAACTTTAGATGGAGTAAAGTGGGATGATGTTAATCTCAACCTAGTTGAACTTGACGAAATGATGGAAGAACTCTGATAGTCTCTTTTTCATCTTAAGTAACACTAAACCCTTTCTAAAACCTCAATGACTAATCACATCGTAGAACATGCACATGCTCTCATTCAAGCACACTTAGAGGCAGGTAATGAGGCAGCAGCAGAGGCAATCTTTGCAGAATTCTCTGAGTGGATTTATATCAGTAACCCAGAAGTTATGAATGTTCCGTTTGGTAATATGACAGTCTAAGTAATAATCAGTGGTACGGGGGTTGACATCAGTTAGTCCCCGTGCTATTATACAGTGAAAAGACAGTTAATGCGGCGGGTTGTTGATGCGTTGATGGCGGCGATGCGTATATAAAAACGCCTAACTACCCTAACCTACAGAGGTGACAAAACGCGAGAGAGATATTTAAATATAAAAAAATTTCCGGAGTAAAAAATCGCCTTCTGTAGGATTGATAGATAAAAAAAATCCGAGGTAAAAATAGTGCAATCAAAGATTTATCACATATATGCAAAGAAAGATTGTTTATATAATAGTTTAACAGAGGAACAATTTAAGAATACATGGGAAACCCTCAAAGGTATGGTTGGTCTAATGAAGACTGATTATGCTTTTGAGGATTTGTCATATGAGGAATTAACCGTACATAAAAAAGAGGAAGCAAGTTATTGACATTGCATAGATATACTGTTAAAATTGAAATGAAGTTAATTCAATCTTATGGCTAAAGGATTTACTGTAAAGGCAAAAGCGCCTGCAAAGAAAGCAGAAGAAGAGTGGGACATTGCTTCTATTAAGGAACGTATGAGAGGGAAGACAATTGTATTTTGTCTTCCTGGTCGTGGGTGTTCATATGCATTTTTAAAGAGTTTTGTACAACTATGTTTTGACATGGTACAGAACGGTATGAGTATTCAGATCAGTCAAGATTATTCTTCAATGGTTAATTTTGCACGTTGTAAGTGTTTAGGTGCAAATGTATTGAGAGGACCTAAGCAAATTCCATGGGATGGTAAATTGCAGTATGATTATCAATTATGGATTGATAATGACATTGTGTTTAACACAGAAAAATTCTGGCAATTGTGTGATCTTGCAATCTCTGAGGATGGCACAGAGCACGAAGTAGCAGCAGGGTGGTATTCTACAGAGGATGGTCACACAACCTCAGTAGCACACTGGTTAGAAGAAGATGACTTCCGTAAGAATGGTGGAGTGATGAATCATGAAACCATGGATACTATTACAAAGCGTAAGAAGCCATTTACTGTTGACTATACAGGATTTGGATGGGTACTGATTAAGAAGGGAGTATTTGAGAATCTTGAGTATCCTTGGTTTGCTCCTAAGATGCAAGTCTTTGAGTCTGGTCAAGTACAAGATATGTGTGGAGAGGATGTATCATTCTGTCTAGATGCAAAGGAAGCAGGATTTGAGATCTGGTGTGATCCTCGAATTCGTGTGGGTCACGAAAAAACTCGTGTTATTTAATAGGAGATTATTACAATGGCAATGATGAAAGGTGGGAATTATGTTCCCAGTAGACCGAAAAAAACTCGTCAAGGGAGATCGGTTAATACTCTTATTTCCGCGACTTCTCGTAACGGAAAGAAAAAGAGATATAAGGGACAAGGTAAATAGGGCAGTTATTAATTTAAATGAATGCCATGTTTAATTGCAAATCTTCCTTCAACGGAAGTATGGGTACGTAAAGAATATCTTACGGACCATCAGAGTGGACACGGTGAATTTGTAAAAGGCGTCTGGGTTTCGGTTAAATCGATTCCTGGGCGCACTTTTTATTTTGAGACGTATTTGCCCGAATATGCGGCAATGTATGACAAACTACCTATCAGTGCGTTTCTCTCGTCTCCGACGCTTCCAGACCCCGATCTGGACCTTCCTAACCTACAGTTCTGGAACTGTATGGATTACGGTGTAGTTACAGTACAGAAGCAATTTATTGGTAGTATGGATTATGAACTCTATACAAGAGATCATGGAATCCAAAAAGGAACTTATGTATGTACACTAGATAATTATCATCAAGATCCTGACACCATTGATTATGCAACTAGTGAGAATCCATCAGAACATAAATCTCATAATTTAATTGAATTAGAGAATGGTCAGTATGCACTCTATCCAAATAATAGAATGCGTATCTTTGATAATAGCTTAACACCTGTTGAACCAAAGATGCCTGACTTTAAAGTTTCAACTCAATATTATCAAGTTGAAAATGGTTTTGACCGACTTGGTATGGGTAGGGAGGATGAATATTTTTGGAAAACATCAAAAGAACGTCAAGAGGAAAAAGAAAATGAATCCGAACAATGATTTTTTAGACAATTTGGGAAATCACCAACATCGAAAGATGCTTCGTGAGATTACAAATGATGATAAGACGCCAAAAAAACGTGATTCTTTAAAAGAAACTGAAATTTTTGAAAGAGATGAAGCATTTGCTGATCTTCCACCACAAACTCTCAATGAATTTTAATAGAAATCCTTAATAAATAAGTTATAAACCGCTGTATTTTTGTGCCTCTAGAACGAGTAAGTCAAGGTTTTAAGGATGTTAGTATGACTTTTCAGAGTAATCCTCTGAATAAGGATATACTTATACTTAAAAATGAATCTGCGATTGCTCGTTCAATTCGTAATATTGTTTTCACCAATCCAGGAGAAAAATTTTTCGATGAAACTTTTGGTTCTAGAATTACAAATTCTCTTTTTGAAAATATAGATGATATATCTGCTATTAAAATTGCAGATGAAGTACGTGAAGCAATAAATCGCTTTGAACCAAGAGTAAATTTAATATCAGTAAATGCTTATCCAAATTACGATGAACATTCATTTGATACGGTTATAGTTTATGAAATCATTGGGGCAGATGTTCCACCTCAAGAATTACAATTCGCTTTACAGTCAACTAGGTAAAAATGTCTCTAGTCAACTTTTCTAATTTAGATTTTGAACAGGTTAAATCATCTCTGGTCGATTATCTAAAATCAAATTCAAATTTTACAGACTATGACTTTGAAGGATCCAATCTTTCAACAATCTTAGATGTATTAGCATATAATACATACATCACTTCATATAATGCAAACATGGTTGCAAATGAAGTGTTTATTGATAGTGCGACATTGAGAGAAAATGTCGTATCTTTAGCAAAAAATATTGGATATTTACCTCGTTCTAGAAAAGCATCTAATGCTGTTATTAGTTTTTTTATAGACACTACTGGAATTACCCCAACACCAGCTGCAATCACTCTTAAAAGGGGACCTGTAGTTGCTTCATCATCTGGATTTGGTAGTCAATCACTATTATTTTCAATAGTAGACGATATTACAGTTCCTGTTTTCAATGGAATTGCTTCTTTCAACAATATCAATGTATATGAAGGTATACTTTTAACATCAAATTTCACATATTCAACTAGAACTCCAAATCAAAAGTTCATTTTACCGAATACTGGAATTGATACTAACTTAATTTCAGTAAACGTAAAGAATAATCAACAATCAACAGCACAAACTAGTTATAGTTTACAACAAAATTTACTTGATGTTAAACCAGATTCGAGAGTTTTTTATCTGCAAGAGATTGAAGGTGAAAGATATGAAGTTTTCTTTGGAGATAATATCTTTGGTAAAAAATTAATTGAGGGAAACTTCATATCAGTAAACTATATTTCATCAAATGGTGATACTGGTAATGGAGTAAATGATTTTAACTTCTCAGGATCACTAAAATACACTAGAAATGGTATTGAATACACTGCAACTTCTGGAATTTCTTTAATAACAACCATTTCTCCAGCAACTGGTGGTGAAAATATAGAATCAGTTGAGTCTATTAGAAAATATGCACCAAAAGTGTATGCGACTCAGAATAGAGCAGTCACTGCAAACGACTTTGAGATACTAGTACCTTCAAAAATTTATCCACAAACCGAGTCAATTTCTGTTTTTGGTGGAGAGGACTTAGTTCCACCACAATATGGGAAAGTTTTTATTAGTATCAAACCTAGAACTGGAGATTTTCTATCAAATTTATCAAAACAGGACATCAAAAATAAATTAAAGAAGTATTCTGTAGCAGGGATAGTACCAGAAATTTTAGATTTGAAATATTTGTTCATCGAACTAAATTCAAAAATTTATTTTAATTCAAATTTAGCACCAAGCTCAGCATATGTTTCAAATTTGATTCAAAATAATGGAAATAGGTATGCAGAATCAACCGAATTAAATAAGTATGGTGCCAGATTTAAATATAGTAAATTTTTAAAAGTTCTTGATGATAGTCATGAGTCTATTACATCTAATATTACAACTGTTAGTATGAGGAGAGATTTGAGAGTTGTCTTAAATTCTTACGCTGAATACTCTATTGGATTTGGTAATGAATTTTATGTCAAATATCAAGATGGTTATAATATAAAATCTTCGGCATTCAAAGTTTCTGGAATTCAAGATGATGTTTACTTTTCTGACCTCCCAAATAAAGATAGACTTTCAGGATCTCTATTCTTTTTCACCCTACCATCTGAAAATTCACAAAGTCCAGTGATTATTAGAAAAAATATAGGTTCAGTTGATTATGTGAGAGGGATTATAACATTAAATCCAGTGAATATTATGGCAGGAAAGGTAAAAGATGGTCAAACTATTATTGAAATATCAACTTCCCCCAAATCAAATGATGTTATTGGATTACAGGACTTATATTTGCAACTAGATATTAGTAATAGTAACTTTGAAACTATCGTAGATGAAATTTCTTCTGGTTTGGACCCATCTGCTTCAAACTTTATTGTTTCCTCTAGTTATCCAAATGGTAATTTAGTTCGCTCTGGAGGACGTACCAGTAAATTAAACAGTACATCTAATCCTACTTCTACTATAGCAACAAATCAAACTAATTCTAATGTATCCACCTCAGGTGGTTCAGGTTCATCAGGTTCATCAGGTTCATCTTACTAAGTCAACAACATATTAAAATGTCAGAAAAAAGAGTACAACTTAACAATATTGTCAAGAGTCAACTTCCTTCTTATGTTAGAGATGAATTTCCACTAATAGAAGAATTTCTGAAGCAATATTATATTGCTCAGGAATATCAAGGTGCTCCTGTTGATTTAATTCAAAATATTGACAAATATATCAAAACTGAAGAAACTACTTCTGCAATCGATTCAGTATTTCTTGGATCTGACATAGAATATAATGATGAAACCATAACTGTTAGTGGATCTCTCTCACCCCAAGGTACATTAGGATTTCCAGATTCATATGGACTCCTGCAAATTGGAACTGAGATTATTACATATACAGGAAAAACTAATTTCTCTTTTACTGGATGTATTAGGGGTTTTAGTGGAATAACTTCTTTAAAAAGTAGATCTGACAAAGAAAGATTAGTATTTGAAACATCAAATTCAGATGATCATGAGTCTGGATCAACTATAACCAATTTAAGTTCTCTTTTCTTAAAAGAATTTTTAATAAAAACAAAATCACAGATACTTCCAGGACTCGAAAATAAAAATCTCCATGAAAATTTAAGTGAAAAGTTATTTTTAAATCGTGCTAGAGACTTTTACCTTGCGAAAGGTACTGATCGTGGATTTAAAATACTATTTAAAGCACTTTATAATGAAGATGTAGAAATTATAAAACCATCAGAACTATTAAGTACTCCATCAAATGCACAATGGTTAGTAACAAATGACATTGTAGTTGAGCCTATTGTAGGAAATCCAGAAAAACTGCAAGGTTCCACTCTTTTCCAAGATCCATATGGTAAAAAAATTAATAAAGCATATGGTCCAATTAGTTACGTAGAAAAAATAAGAGTTGGAGTAGGAGTAACCTACTACAAATTAGTATTTGATGCTGGTTATAATAGAGATATTAGTGTTGATGGGTCAATTTATGGCAACTTCCAAATTCAACCAAAAACAAAGGTAATAGGAAAAGTATCTATTGGAGCATCAGCAATTACAGTAGATTCTACTGTTGGTTTTGAGTCTAATGGAGAGTTATTTGTTGATTATGGTGATAATACTGTTGGAATTATTTCATATAAGTCAAAATCATTAAACCAATTCTTTGAATGTTCTAGTATATCAAAACAAATTGAAGATACTACATCAATTGGTATTAACACTTTTGCATATGGAACTGCATCTTTTGATGATGAAGATCTTATTGAGGTTAGGATTAACTCGGTATTAAGTAATCTAGATATAACGAAGAGTACAGGTCTTCAAGGTAAAAATTCTGTAGCTAAAATAAAGACATTTGGTGTACATGATAATACATTCAAGGCAAAGAGTTGGTTATATAACGTCTCACCCTCATATAAAATAAAAACTTTTAATTTACTTGATTCATCAGACAATACATATAATTTAAATTTCAATGTAAATCATTATTTCAATCTTGGTGATGGACTAGAGTTGTTTTTTAGTGACGGGCAAAAGAAATCTTCTATAGTAATTGGAATTCCTTCTGGCAAATCAGTAACTATTCGTGGTCAGGGACCATTGAGTGAAGTTTTAGAATACACTGTAAGAAAGACAGTTTCAAAATTAAATTCAAATTCCTTTGTATCATCTTCAATTTATACAACAAATATCCAAAATCTTTATAGAAGTAGAGAAGACGTTAATAATTATTTGATTGCTTCACCATCATTACCAAGTTATAGATCACAACCAATCATATCTACTAATAGGTCTATTAAATTTTCTGGAACATTTTCTGGAAATGAATTTAATATTTCAGTTTTAGATCATGGTTTTTATACTGGAGATGCTGTATATTATATTCCAGAAAAAACTATAACTGAAACTGAAGTAGAGAATGAGGTTATAGAGACAATAAACTCATCTTTATTTGATGAAGGACTTTATTTTGTAGAGAGAGTTTCTAAAAATATCGTAAAGTTTGCAAGTAGCAGATCAAATCTATTCAATTCAAAATATATTGAATTGGGGAATAAAACTACAGTTTCAAATAATATAGTTTTACCATATAATTTAAGAAATAAGTCATTAGAATCTCAAAAACTTCTTAGAGAACTTTTACCACCCAAAAACGGAGGAACAACTTTCCCAACGAATCCAGGATTTACTGGAATTTTAGTTAATGGTGTAGAAATTTTAAATTATAAATCAAATGATTCTATAAACTATGGAAAACTTGAAAAAATAAATGTAACAGCTCCCGGATCAAACTATGACATTATAAATCCACCAAATTTAATCATATCTGATACTATTGGGATAGGTGCAACAGGATATCCAGCTGTTTCTGGTTCACTACAGTCAATAAGAATAGTTAATTCTGGATTTGATTACAAAAAAACACCTCTAGTTAAAATTCAAGGGGGAAATGGTAATGGTGCTAGGGCATCTGTTACAATGAGGAGCATTACACATTCATCAGAATTTAATTCTTCATTAACAGTAAGTCTTGGATCTACCTCATCAACAATTGGGTTTTCTACCTATCACAAGTTTAGGAACGGTGAAGAAGTAATTTACAAGACCGGAACACAAAAAGCTATAAGCGGACTTACTACAGACTCAATATATTATGTCTCTGTACAAGATTCAAATATAATAAAACTTCATGAAATTGAATCAGATGCGATTGTTGGAATTAATACAATAATATTAACTTCTTTTGGTGAAGGAAAGCATTCTCTTAGATCTACAAATAAAAAATCTATAGTAGAATCTATCAATGTTATTAATTCTGGATCTGGATATGAAAATAAGAAGAGAACAACTAGTTCTGTAGGAATTAATACTTCTTTAAATTTTGTCAATATAGAAAATCATGATTATAAATCTGGGGAGATTGTAAAATATACTTGCGAAGGAACACCTATTTTAGGATTAGCAGTAGATTCTGAATATTACGTAACAAAATTAGATAATAATAATTTCAAATTATCTGAAATTAACGTTGGTTCAATTTCAACTGAAAAAGATCTTTTTTATAAAGAAAATGAATATGTATCATTTAAAAATGTTGGTAGTGGAAGTCACGTCTTCAATTATCAAGACATATCAGTTTCTTTAGTTGGAAGTGTTGGCATATCTTCTGTTGGCGAAGAGACCTTTGAATGTAAAATAGATCCTATTTTTAGAGGTGAAGTAACATCAGTTCATCTATCAAATAATGGTGTTGGTTATGGATCTTCAGAAGTTATTAATTTTGAGAGAGATCCTTTAGTAATACTAAGTTCCGGTTCTGAAGCACAAGTTCTTCCTGTAATTAATAATGGAGCAATAACTGAAGTTATCATACTGAATAGTGGTAAGAATTATACAAATGTTCCGGATTTATCAGTTATTGGGGAAGGTGTTGGAGCAGTTTTGACACCAATAATTGAGAATGGTGGATTGAAGACTGTCAATGTTCTTAGTGGAGGAATTGGATACGACCAAGGAACTTCCATTGAGATTAGTCCATCAGGAGAAGGTGTTAATCTAAAACCAGTAATTCAAAAGTGGAATATTAATTTATTTGAAAGAAACTTTAATAATTTTACTTCTGATGATGGATTTATTACCAATGGAACTAATGATAATTATGGATTGCAATACTCTCACATATATGCTCCCAGAAAACTTAGAGAGATTTTGTTTTCAGTTGATCAGGGGGGAAATACTTTATATGGTAAAACTGACCTAAAGAAAATTAATAGTATTGAATCAAATTCAATAGACCATTCACCAATTATTGGATGGGCATATGATGGAAATCCAATCTATGGACCATATGGATATTCTAAAAAATCTGGAGGATCTGTAGTATTATTAAAGTCTGGATATTATTTAAATATCGTAGAAGATAGACCACCTACCAGTATATTTCCAGAAGGATTCTTTATAGAAGATTATTTGTATAATAAACTTGAAGATGAAATAACTCTTGATGAGAATAATGGAAGATTTTGTACTACTCCAGAATTCCCTAATGGAACTTATGCATATTTTTCAACTATTAGTAATATTTCAGACACTTCTGGACCATTTTCAAAATATAGAAGACCTATTTTTCCATATGTAATAGGTCAAAACTTTAAAAATATTCCAAATCAATTCAATTTTAATGGAATATCAAATCAAGATTATATTGATTTGAATGATTCTCAGTGGTCAAGAATAATAGATCCATATAATCTAATAGAAGATACTATTTCTTATCAATATACAACAATACCAAATAATTTATCACAAACTATTAATGTTGAATCTGTTACTCCCGGAACTATTGATTCAATTGGAATTAGTAGTGGAGGAAAAAATTATAGAGTAGGTGATCAAGTAGATTTTGATAATGCTGATACTTCAGGAAGTGGAGCTTCTGCTGTAGTTTCTAAAGTAAAAGGTAAGGTAGTTAATAGTATAAGTTTAGCATCAACTAGTATTACTGGAGTAGAAATTTATCCGAATGCAAAAAATCAATATGTATTAATTGCGAAAAATCCTCATAATTTACAGAATAATGATGTTATTAATGTTTTAGGAGTATCTACAACTTCATCTTATCTTGAAAAATCATATACTGCAGGGATTACGAGTGCTCGTCTAGTAATTGCAGGAATAAGTACTACTGGATATGGTATAAGTGCGCCATCAATTACTGGAATTGTAACATATTTTGGAGTAATTGGTGAGTTTAATGCAATACAAGAAAATGATATTTTAAATGTACAACAAGAAAAAGTTAAAATTTTAAATATTGAACCAAAACTATCTAGAATTAGAGTTTTAAGAGAAGTTAGTGGTACAGTAGGATCTGCTCATAGTGCAACAACATTTATATATGAAGACCCCAGAAAAATAAAAATTAATGTCGATAAAACTTTATCTAATATTAGCATAAGAGGAAATAGAGAATTATATTTCAATCCTGCAGAATCTGTCGCTTTAGGAACTTCTTTTGGTGTTGGGATAGGTACAACATTATCTTTCCAAACTCCAGGAATTGGTATAAGTGAAATCTTTGCTCCAACAAAGTCAATTTATTTTCCAGAACATAATTTAATTACAGGAGATGTTTTAACATATTCTTCAAATGGTGGTAGTGGTATTATAGTATCTGAAGAAGGTAATCTCGGTGTAGGATACACACTTACAAATGATCAAAATGTATTTGCATTAAAAATAAATTCAAATTTCATTGGAATTTCTACGGTTAGGGTTGGTTTAGATACAACTGGTTCCTTTGTAGGAATTGCAGACACTTATAAAAACTCTAGAAGTCTATATTTTACTGGAATTGGTACTGGTTCCATTCATAGTTTTAAAACTAATTATAAAGTTTTAACTGCAGAAGTCACTAGAACCAAAGTAACAGTATCTACAGCAACAACTCATGCTTTAAGTCCTCAACATTCTGTAGATATTAAAGTAAATCCTTCAAATACAATCACATATGTTGTCAAATATAATGATCATCATAGAAAAATAATTATAAATCCAAAAACCTTTGCATCGGGAGATGTTAATATTTTAGACAATACAATTAATGTAGATAGTCATGGATTTGTTACAGGCGATAAAGTAATCCATACTTCACCTAGTCCTTCCGGAGGTCTTGAGCACAATACGGTATATTATATTATTAGAGTTGATAATAATAGAATTAAATTTGCAAGTTCTAGATACAATTCAATACAAATCATACCAACAGAAGTTTATATTACAAGTGCATCTTTAGGAGTTATAAGTCCAATAAATCCAAGTATACATGTATATAAGAATTCAAATGTTGTTTTTGATTTAACAGATCCTTCATTATCATATATAAATTTCTCTACAAGATATTCTGCATTTTCTTTTGATTTATATACAGATACAAACTTTACAAAATTTTGGGAAAAACCAAAAGATAGTAAATCTTTCTATGTTATAAAGACTGGAAAAATTGGAGTTACAAATGATGCAAAAGTCACAGTAAATATTGATGACCAAGTTCCTGATACTTTATTTTATAAACTTACTCCAATATATGAGAGTAATATTCCCAATGTAAAAGAAGAAATAGTATCGGATTTTGAGTCTTATAATGCATCTCAGATTATGGTTAAGAGTAGTGTATATAACGGTAGGTATCCAATTTCTATTGGATCATCTACAGAGTTTACATATACCTTACCAAATATACCAGAAAGTAATTCTTACAATAACATAGACTCAGTTCTTAGTTATGAAACTGATTGTAACCACACTAGAGGAGTAATATCTCAATTATCAATTACAAATAAAGGGAAAAATTATTATTCTATTCCAGGCATTACTAGCGTAAGATCAAAGACTGGTAGTGGAGCTTTATTATATGCAAATAGTTCTAATATTGGAAAAATTAAAACCACAAAAATAAATGATATTGGATATGATTTTCCGACAGATCAAACATTGAGACCTAGTGTAAATTTACCACAAATTATAAAGATTAAATCTTTAGCTTCTATAGAATCTATTGGAGTTAATTCTGTCGGAAGAGGTTATGTAACTTCTCCAGATTTGTTGGTTTTTGATGCAGAAACCGATCAATTAGTTGAAGATCTAGATTTAAAATATGAACTTGGAAAGACTGATGTTCAAGTATTAAAAAATACATATGGAATTAGTAATTTAACCCCAACAATTATTCCAGTACATAATAGTAATGGTGTCGGAATAAGTACGATATCATACAACAAATCAAATAAAAATGCGACAGTAACTTTGGGTCAACAGTTTAGTGATACTAATAATTTCCCATTCAAATTAAATGATAGAGTTTTGATTGAAAATGTTAGTGTCGGTGTTGGTTCTACTGCAAGAGGTTATAATTCGGATAAGTATGGATTTAAATTATTTACTGTGGTATCAACGGATGAAAATATTGGTGGAGCTGGAGCAACAGTTACTTTTAGTATGTCAGATTACTTTAGTGATGATATTTCTACTCCAGGTAATTTTGATATTACCAATAACTCTGCTGCAAGAATAATTCCCGAAAAATACTTTCCAAAATTCGATATTACTTTAAGTACAAATAATTTTGGAGAAGGTGAAATTGTAAAATCAAATTCTGCTACTGGAATTGTTGAGAGTTGGGATTTTAAAAATGGAACTTTACGAATATCTTCAGCAGATAATTTTAAAAATGGTGAAATTATAAAAGGTCTTTCTACAAAAACTCAAGGCATTGCATCTGAAGTATCTATTGGAGAAGCATACCTGAACTTGGATGCAAAATCAAAAGTTATACGAGGATGGCAAGTAAATTCTGGATTCTTAAATGATGATTTACAAAGAATTCAAGACAGTGATTATTATCAAAACTTCTCATATTCATTGAAATCAAAAATTCCATATGAAGTTTGGAATGAATCAGTTTCGTCACTCAATCATACTGTAGGATTTAAAAAATTCTCAGATTATCAATTAGAGTCATCTGTAGACAATAGATCTTCCATGATCGTTGGTATTTCTACAGAATTAACTTCATTTGATATTGTGAGTGATCTTGTTGGATATGGCAATCTTAATTGTGTGTATGATTATGATTTAGTAAAAGAAAATACTTTTAAAATTTCAAATGAAACTCTCACTACTGAGATAGTATTTGCAAATAAAGTTTTAACAGATTTTGAGGAGTCTGTTGGAAATAGAGTTTTAAATATCGATGATTTGAGTGGATTATTTAATAGTAATCCAAGAGCTACTCCCTTCGAAGTTGTATCTACTTTCGATGTTAATAGAGTAAGAGCATCAAAGTTCATCACTTTTGTTAAAGATAGAAGATATACTACACAAAGACAACTATTGCTTGTAGATCTAATACATGATGGTGCAATAGCATATACTAACGAGTATGGAAGATTAGAAACAACTTACGATCAAGGATCATTTGACTTTAGTCTTTTTGGCAATACTGGGCAATTAACTTTCTATCCAACAAATTTTAGATTCAATGATTATGATGTTTCTACATTATCATATCGTTTAGATGATGAATTGATTGGTTATGGTACTACAACTATTGGACCAAGTGTTATTCATAATACTACTGTTCCACTTTCTTCTGGAATAACTACTACAATTGTTGCTATTGGGAAAACATATAGTTCTGCAAAATTATTAATTGAGATTACTCCAGATACAAACAACACTTCAAAGTATGAGTTTAATCAACTAAACATTGCACATAATGGATCTGATATTTCTTTGTTGGAATTTGGTAAGTTGACAACAGTTATTGGAGATTATTCTGTATCTGGTCTTGGAACATATCATGCATATTATGATTCAAATTTCCTTAAAGTCGATTTTACTCCAGATTTAAATGTTGGAGTAGGAACCATTGGGGTTGTAAATACTGTTCTTGTTGGATTAGCAAATTCAACAAGTATTGGTGTTGGCACCCATACTATGAAGCACGCAAAATTAGAATCCAAAACTACTCAAATTTCTGCATCTGGTTCACCAACACAGACCGTAATTGCAGAATATCAAACAGATACTTTAAATGGATATGATGCTGCATATTGCTTAGTTCAAGCATGCAATATGTCTACAAATGAATATCAATTATCTGAATTTGTTGTTATTGATGACTATGTTGAAGGAATTTCAAATCCACAAACTTATGATACTGAGTTTGGTGTTATAGAAACTTTATCTGGAGTAGGAACTATAGGATCTAGAATCTTAACAAATTCGGTGGGAATAGCAGCTACTGTACAAGTTTTATTTACTCCAATTTCTGGAGTCAATGTAAATATCAATACTTTAATCAATACAATTCGCGGACAAGATGATTCTCAGTCAAATATTACATTTAACGATGGAACTGTTAAAACTGGAATAGGTATTTACGAAGGTACTGAGAGAGATATTAAGCAATCTTTCCCACTATATCATAGAGAAACTCCAATTTTTGAAAGAGAATTTTTAGGTAATGAAACTTCTATTGTCGATACTGATAGTGATGTAATCATTATACCAAATCATTTCTTTGTTACAGGAGAACCTATCAAGTATTATTATGGAGAAAAGGCTATAGGTATTGCAAATACTAATTTCCCAGGAGTTGGTATAACAAATAGACTACCTCAAGATTTATTTGTGGTAAAAGTTGATAATAATAAGATTAGAGTTTCATCTACAGCACAAAAAGCATTAAAATCCGCTCCAGATTTTGTAAATTTAACCAGTGTTGGTATTGGAACTTCTCATAGATTTGTTGCAGAAAATCCAAATTCAAAGTGTATTATATCTCTTGATAATAATATTCAGTCACCAATTGTAGCATCATCTTCTACTACAAGATTATCAGATTCTATTTTCACTACAGATGATATTTTAAAATTTGATAGTACAGGTGACTTTTTAGGTGGAGATCTAGTTAAACTTGGTAATGAAATAATGAAAATTGAATCTATTGGTATTGGTTCCACAAACACTGTAAGAGTCCGTAGGGCACGACTTGGAACATTTGTTGCTGGGTATTCTACAGGTACTTCTATTACCAAAGTTGATGGCAATTTCAACATTATTAACAACACAATAAATTTTGTAGAACCACCATATGGAAATACTCCTTTAGGCACTACAACAAATGCACCTGATGAGGTTGATTGGGTTGGAATATCTACAGGATCTAGTTTCCATGGAAGAGTGTTTTTACGCTCTGCAGCTGTTAATACATCAGAAACTCCTTACAGTAAAAATTATATTTTTGATGATATTTCTCAAGATTTTGATACTCAAAACAATAAGTTTATCTTAAAATCTGAAGGTTCTAATGTTAGTGGAATTAGTGCTGAAAATGCAGTATTTTTGATTAATGATATTTTCCAAGGTCCAGGAGAAAATAGGGATTATAAATTGGAAGAAAGTGCTGGCATCACAACAGCAATAATTAACGGAGTTCCTCAAAGTGTAACTCATGATGTTGGTATTTCAAGTTTTCCAAGGGGAGGAATAATACTCTCAGTTGCAGTAGATTCTAAAGGAAATTATTACCAACCTCTAGTTGCTGCTGGTGGAACTGCCGTTGTTTCTGCTGCAGGAACAATTCAATCTATTGGAATTGGAAATAGTGGATCTGGTTATAGAGTGGGAATTCAAACAGTTAATGTTTCAATTAGAGAAAAAAGTATTTCTTCTAATAATATTGTAGCAATTGGAACTGCCCAAATAACTGATGGTCATATTACTGGAGTTGCAGTTACTAGTGGACAAGTATTTTATGCTCCAAGAGACATTTCAAATTTCTTCTATGACAACTTAACAGGAATTTCTACTGCAACCACATCTTCTGCACACAACTTGTCCATTGGAGATGAGATCACATTCTCTGGAATTGCAATGACTTGCGATTATGCTCCACAAGTAAATGTTGTAAATGCAATTTATGACAACGTTAGTGGTATTGTAACAATTACGACTGATTCTGATCATAAATTGCAATCTTCTGGACAAAGAAGTACAGCATTATTAACTGGTATTGGATTTACTTGTGATTTAGATTTGGGAATCTCAACTCATTTCTATCCTAGGTCTACAGATCCAGCATATTGTGGCGCAAGAGTTATTAGTGTTGCTAGTACAACTGAATTCTCTGCTGGTGTTGGAAGTCATGTCACACCACATTTCTATAATAGTGGTGGAACAGTTCAAGCAGCTGAGAGATTTCCGAGACTTACTGATCCATCAAAAGCAAATGCCAGAACAATTATTTCCAGAATAATAAGTGATACTGAATTTGAAGTAAATGTTGGTCTTTCTACAAGAGTTCATTTCTATTCTAGATGTGGCAATGTACAGAAATCATATGATGTTGAATTTGATACTCCATTATCATATACAAATATTCCTCTCGAATATACTTCATCAAGTACAGGTCCTGGTTTGGGAACAGAAGCAAAGGTTGATATTGTTGTTGGTCAAGGATCTAGTGTTATTGATTTCAACTTTAGTTCTTATGGATACGGGTTTAAACCAGGAGAATCTTTATCAATTCCTTTTGGTGGACCTACTGGAATTCCAACTACTGTAGGATACGAACCATTAAGACTTATTATTGATGAAACTTTTACAGATAAGTTTACTGGATGGTCTATCGGAACACTACAAGTTTTGGACAGTATTGATCAATATATTGATGGGTCAAGATCTTCTTTCCCATTATCATTCCAAGCAAATCAAATTTCTATAGTTTCTGCTAGAGGATCTTTAATCAATGTTGAAGATGTTCTAATAGTATTTGTAAACAATATATTACAAGTTCCTGGAAAGGGTTATACATTTGAAGGTGGTAGTATTATAACATTTACCGAAGCAATAAAAATCGGAGACGATGTTAAAATTATTTTCTATAAAGGAAGTGGTGACATTGATGTAATTCCTAGAGAAATTATTGAGACTATTAAAATAGGAGATAATTTGCAAATTGGATACGATGCATCTATTGGACAACCTTTCCACTTCCAGGAAGATGATAGAAGTGTTATGCAAATAACTTCTGTAGATTCTGTAGATACTAATCCATATTTTGGTCCCGGAAAAATCGAGGATGCAAATACACTACGTCCAGTTACTTGGTGCAGACAAACTGAAGATAAAATTATAAATGAAAAAGAAATTGGAAAAGATAGAGAATTATATGAGCCAATCATCAAACCAACTGCATCATTAATAAGATCTGTTGGTGTAGGCGCTAGTATTCTTTACGTCGATAATGCAAGACCATTCTTTAATGGTAAAAATGAGAATGACATATCTCTTGATTTTCAGAATAGTGTTGTTCTCATTGGAAGTGGTGAAGTAACATCGGCAGCTTCAACTGCAGTAATCTCTTCTTCTGGTCAAATAACCTCTATAGTCATTTCTGATGGAGGATCTGGATATACAAACTCTCCTAAAGTAAGTATTGGTGGTACAGTTGGACTTGGTACACCTGCAACTGCAACTGCATCAATAACTGCAGGAATTGTTACAAATATAACAGTCACAAATGGAGGATCTGAATATTCTCAGACTAATCCACCACCAATTCTAATTGCACCACCAACACTCAAAAGAGAAGTCAATGAAGTCTTCTCTTATAATGGAGACTCTGGTGTAATTGTTGGATATGGAGCTTCTACATTTGATCCAGGAGGAAACAAAATTATATTAGATCTCCATATTCCTTTCACTTCAGAATTGAGAAATCCTGTTTTAGTTGGATCTGCAGTTACTCTTACTTCATTAACTACAGGTGATTATTTCTTGGTTCAAAATTCTATTAATAGATTGGAAGACAATGAAAAATTTGAAACTTTTGCAGCAAATGACTTTAATTTTGTAAATCAAGTTGGAGTTGCAACAGATAATATTGATACAATATATCAGGTAGAGTCTACTCAATTAGTAGAGACTTCAATTTCTGGTATTACTACAACTGTTAAGAGAATATTCACCAGAATTACTGGTATTGGATCTACTGCATATGATTCAACATTAATCACAAAAGATTCTACATCATTTACTTATGATAGTGTGGGAAATATCTATACTGCAGGTATTTCAACTAATCCAGAGCACTATTTTGGGGATTTCTGTTGGGGTAAAATAACCTTAGTTGGAAGATCTGCTCTAAACGAATTTGATTCTTACTCGGATCAAATAAACTTTAAAGTTGGTATTTCAACTTCGGATATAGTTCAGAGAAATCTTTCTTTGAAATATAAGAACTACATAGTCTAAATATTTTTAAACCAAAAGGTCTATAAATGGCGAGATTAGGCATAAACACCGGTATAGGTCCAAATGATGGAACAGGTGATTCTCTTAGGATTGCTGGTGGAAAAATTAATACTAATTTTGAAGAAATTTATGATTATTTTGGTGATGGATCATCTTTATTAGTCACATCAAACGTTTGGCAAGATACTAACGTTGGTATTAACACTTTAGCAAAAGTTGGTATTGGAACAACTAATCCAACTAAAATTTTAGAGACACTTGGTGATGTTAAGTTTGTTGGAAATTTAAATGTAAGTGGATTAGTAACTGCAACAAATTTTACAGGTTCATTTTCTGGTAATGCAACGAGTGCAACCTATGCTAGTTCTGCAGGAATTTCTACAGTTGCAAATTATGCAATTTTAGCGGGAGTTTCTACATATGCAGTAAATTCTGGACTTGCAACAAATGCAATAACTTCAGTAAATGTAATTGGAAGTGGTATAGGTTCATTCTACGAATTATATAGTTCCGGCATAGCAACATTATCAGCTAGTGGTGGTATTACGACTACAGGTGGAGATCTTTATGTTGGTGGAGATCTATATGTAAAGGATGATATTACTTATGATGAAGTAAATGTAAGTAGAAATCTTAACGTTACGGGAATTTCAACTTTTAACATAGTATCAACTGGAGGATCTGTAACTACATCAGACAAATATTATGGTGACGGGAGCAGATTAACTGGAATATCTGGACTTGCTACTGCATTGTCTCCAGATCCAACATCAGCTCTAAATGCGTTTTTTAAGACTCCAAGAGAGATTATTGTTAAATCTGGTGAGAATATTCTCGTAGCATCTGACAATACTAGTGGAAATTTGGTATTTGCTAGAGAGAAAAATATTGTAGTTTCTACTGGAGCAACTATGACCGTGGGTGCAGGTACTACAATCTTATTAAATGTACTGAATATTTTTTAATAAATAAAAGAAGCAAAAAAGATTAAAATCAAGATGTCTGAGATTAGAGTCAATAGTATTAAGAATGAGGCAGGTTCAGGTGCTGTTGAACTGACTCATGGCGCTACCATCCCCTCTGGAGCATCTCTCAGTGGCGGTGGCGGATTAAGTGTTACTGGTGTTGTTACTGCTACATCATTCGTTGGTAATTTAACTGGAAATGTAACTGGTAATGCTGACACAGCAGATTATCTCAATGATGCAGCAAATATCGTTACGGGAACGATTAGTGATGGCGTACTACCGGATTTAATTTCTTCAAATATCCATGTCATTGCTGGAGTTTCCACTTTTGCTACTGCAAAAGCAAACTCTTTTGTTGGGGCATTAACTGGAGATGTAACTGGAACTGCATCGACAGCAACAACTGCAGATAGTCTGCAAGGTACACCAAACATTACAGTTGGTGTTGTAACAGCATCTTCTCTTGATATTAATGGAGATGTTGATATTAGTGGCAGCGTTTCTATCGGAGGAACACTTACTTATGAAGATGTTAAAAATGTAGACTCAGTTGGTATTGTTACTGCCAATGTTGGAGTTGATGTAATTGCAGGAGGCATTAATGTAAATGCTGGTGGCATTAATATAGTTACTGGTATTATAACTGCACCCACCTTTAGTGGCAATTTTGTTGGTGTTACTACTGGTCCTGTAACTGGCAATGTAACTGGTGATGTTACTGGTAATCTAACAGGAACAGCAACTACTGCTATATTAGCAAATACTGCAACTTATGCGGTCAATGCAGGAGTTTCAACTACTGCTACTTATACTTCAGAATGGGATATTACTGCAAATGCTGGAAATACTTATTATTATTATAGTGGACCAGGATTTGTTGGAGATCGACCAAATCCTGATGTTTTTGTTATTAGGGGGCAGCAATATCTTTTCAGAAATCAAATGGGAGGGCATCCATTTGAAATTAGAACAACTGCAGGTGTTGCATTAACCGCTGCTCAAGGTGTTACTGGAAATAATCCAGTAAGTAATGGTGAAATGTTCTGGAATGTTTATATGAATGCTTTTGATGAGTATCAGTACATATGTACAGCTCATCCAGCAATGAATGGAAAAATCTATGTCGTCAACGCAGGTGTTGGAAATAGTACTAGTGTTAATACTTCAGGAATTATAACTGCTACTGGTGGTTTTGTTGGAAACCTCACAGGTAATATTGTTGGAGATATTGTTGGAGAGGTAAATGCTCCTTCATTTGACACTAATGTCTCTGGTGTAGTTGTTACTGGTATTGCTACTGCATCATCATTTGTTGGGGCATTAACTGGCAATGTAACTGGTAATGTTGAAGGTAATGCAAGTGGTTTGGCGGATGGAAGTTATAATTTAAACACTTCCGGAATTGTAACTGCTACTGGTGGATTTATCGGATCAGCATCAACTACTCCTGTAGTAATAACTCACTCTGCTGGAGTTCTGACATTTACAGTTGCTGGTATTGGATCTACTTCTCTTGCCTTAGCATAATTATAAAGGTCTATAAACCTCAATAAATAAAGAAAAAACCTGTATCCAATGGCTGCAATTATAACTGACCAAATTAGAATATTAAATGCAAGGAATTTTGTGGATGGAGTCAGATCTTCTGACAATTCATATTATTCCTTCATTGGATTACCCAATGCAATAAATTTTCAAAATGATTGGGATGCAAACCCACCATCACCCAAAGATAATTTTGATGAGGAAAATAATTATTGGGATACTATAATTGGACTGAAAAAAATCACTCCTTCTGATGTGAGACAAGTTGTAGTAAAAAGATCTTGGTCTTCTGGAACAACCTATGACATGTATCGTCATGATTATAGTAGATCAAATACTGCAAAGATTTCAGGTTCTACAAATTTATATTCTGCAGCTTACTACGTACTAAACAGTGATTTCAGAGTCTATACTTGTTTGCAGAATGGTACAGATCCAGATAATCCAAATGGAAGACCGTCACTTGATGAACCAACATTTACCGATTTGGAACCAAGATCTGCAGGTAGTAGTGGGGATGGATATGTTTGGAAATATCTGTATACTATAAGACCAAGTGATATTATAAAATTTGAGTCTACTGATTTTATGCCAGTTCCTCATGATTGGGAAACCAGTACAGATAATGCTTCAATAAGAATTAATTCAGTTGATGGTTCTATAAAAATTGTAACTATCACAAATAGAGGAATTGCTATTGGACCTGATGGTGGAACAGAATATACAAGAGTTCCGATCAAAGGTGATGGAGAAGGAGCAGAATGTACGATTGTAACTAATAATGATAGGAAAGTTCAATCAATAACAGTTTCAAATCAAGGTTCTGGATATACTTATGGTACTGTAGATTTAGAAGCAGGTGGAGTTCCTACTGGAACAACAAGACCATCATTTAATGTCATTATTACGCCACAAGGGGGGCATGGCGCAGATATTTACAGAGAGTTGGGAGCATATAATGTCTTGACATATTCTAGAATTGAAAATGATATATCAAATCCAGATTTTATCACAGGAAATCAGATTGCTAGGATTGGAATTGTTGAAAATCCTAAAAGATCTGATTCTTCGTTATTAAATCTAGATAAAGCAAGTGCAGTCGCTGCCATCAGGTTAACTGGAGCTGGATATAGTTCTGCAACGTTTGATGCAGATTCTTATGTATCTCAAACAGTATCAGCAGGATCAACAGCAATTGCTAGAGTTATTAGTTACAATCAAACTACAGGAGTTTTAAAGTATTGGCAGGATAGAACAACCGCAGGATTTACTACTGCAGGAATTGGAGTGACTAATCCAACATATGGATTAAATTTAACCGATTTTACAAGTTCACCTGGAACTGGTGGGAACATTACTATAGTTCCCACATCAGGAGCAAATTTAGCAATTGATACTTCGTTTACAGGTCTCTCTACTGTAATAAATAATCGTACATATTACCTTGGTCAGGAATTTTCTAATGGTTTAGCAGATCCTGAAGTGAAAAAATATACTGGAAATATTATCTATGTTGATAATAGACCATCTATTACTAGGTCAATAAACCAAAAAGAAGATATTAAAGTCATTTTGCAGTTCTAAAGAATTATGCCACAGCAAATTAATCTCAACGTAGCTCCATATTTTGATGATTTTGATCCTGCTAATGATTACCATAAGGTACTCTTTAAACCTGGATATCCAGTTCAAGCTAGAGAATTAACAAATCTACAGTCAATACTGCAAAATCAGATTGAAAGATTTGGGCAGCATTTTTTCAAAGAAGGTGCAAAAGTTATTCCAGGAAATACTGGATATAGTCAACTGTATTATTGTATTCAACTAGAAAATACTTATCAAGGAGTTCCTGTTGCTGCATACGCAGATCAATTAGTTGGAACTAAGATTACAGGACTTACTTCTGGAGTAACAGCATACGTTGATTATGTTCTAGACCAGCAAGATTCTGAGAGAGGAAATCTTACTTTATATATTAATTATTTGGGATCTAGCACTCAAAATAATGCATCCCAAACTTTTATTGATGGTGAAGAATTAGTCACAACTGAAAATATAACATCGGGATTGTTAGGAAATGCAGTAATAGAATCTGGCTCACCATTTGCTATTACTATTCCAAGCGAAGCATCCGCAACAGGTTCTTCTTTTCAAATTGAAAGTGGTGTATATTTCATAAGGGGAAATTTTGTAAACGTTAATAGAGAGAATTTAATACTAGACCAATATAGTAGTCAACCAAATTACAGAATAGGTCTATTTGTTAGTGAAGAAATTATAAATTCAGATCTTGATGAAGAATTGAATGACAATTCTCAAGGTTATAATAATTATTCTGCACCAGGTGCCGATAGATTAAAACTTTCAGTAAGTTTATTTAAAAAACCTCTTAATGATTTTGAAGATACAAATTTTGTAGAGTTGGCAACCGTTGTTGATGGAAAACTTAGAACTAAAGTTGTTAAAGGTGGTTTGGGTGGTGGAACAGGATATAAAGATTGGACAGATATTCTTGCTAGAAGAACTTATGCAGAATCTGGCGACTATTATGTAGAACCTTTTAATATCACAATTGTTGATTCTTTAAATGATAATTTAGGAAATAGGGGATTATATAGAGAAAATCAATTAACTGCAAATGGAGGAGTTCCATCCGATAATTTAGGGATATATAGAGTTTCACCAGGAAAAGCATTTGTTCGTGGGTATGAAATAGAGACTTTAAACCCAACTTTTGTTGATGTAGAAAAACCAAGAACTACTAGATTATTAAAAGACCAATCTTTAATTTATAATACAGGATCTTCTCTAAACTTAAATAGAGTTTACAGAACACCAACAATTGGTATAGGAAACACTTATGTTCTGAGTCTAAGGGATAGTAGAGTTGGAACTGATCCAGAAGTATCTCCAGGAGAAGAGATTGGTTTTGCAAGAGTCTATGATTTTAAATTAGAATCTGGAATTTATGATGCCAATAATTCTGATGATAATCAATGGGGAATATCTTTGTATGATGTACAAACATTTACAAACATAACTTTAAATCAGGAAATAACATTACCTATCCCAACACATATAAAAGGTGCTAATAGTGGTGCAACAGCATTTCTTAAGGATGCTGTAACTGCGGGAGTTGCTTTAACCATATATGAAAAATTTGGAAACTTTATTGAAAATGAAGCACTAATTTTTAATGGAATTAATGACGGAAGAATTGCAACATCAATAAAAGAAAAGTCATTATCACAAGTAAAGTCTGTATATGGAACAACAAATGGTACAATTGGTATTAATACATTTAGTGCAGATATAATTCAAACTCCAGTATTTAATATTGGCATTTCTACTATTTCGGCATCTTCTAGTGGTATAAGCACTATTAGAAGTGTAAATCCATTATTTCCAAGTAATTTGGTAGAAGGAGATTTACTTTCATATACTGATCTATCAGTATCAGAAGATCCAATCACGGTAAAAGTAGAAAGTGTCGATACTGAAACTGTATCAGTATCAGGTGTCACTACTGTTACGGGCGTAGCAAATGGAAAATTGCCCACATCTTCATTAAATGTCTCAGATTTAAACATCCTTAAGACTAGACTAGAAGAATCTTTAGACAATACGTTATATACTCGTTTACCGAAGGGAAATGTTTCTGATGTAGATTTGACAAATGCAGCATTAACTATAAGAAAAGTATTTACCATTAATATTACAAATAATCAAATCACCTCTGCAACTTTACCAAGAGCAGTTGATGGTGAAATATTTGTACCATTTACTCCCTCAAGATACTCTTTAATTAGATCTGACGGTACAACAGAAGAATTAACTGCAGATAAATTTGATTTTGGTTCTGGAGATTTTTGCCAAATTAGAAACCTAGGAACAGATGATACTGGGGCAGTTTTAGTTGCAACTCTGAACAAAAGAAATATAAAAGCAAAGATTAAAAATAAAAATAGAGCAAATTCTATAACTATTGATAAATCTAAGTATTCTGGTTCCGGAGTTGGGGCAACTACTTTAAATGATGGATTGGTTTATGGAAACTTCCCATTTGGAACAAGAGTTCAAGATGAAATTATCTCACTCAATACTCCTGATGTAATAGAAATTCATGGAATTTTTGAATCAGCTGATACTGGATCACCATCTGCACCCAAGATGACTCTTGAGGCAATGAACACTCCATCCACAACAACAGTAGATTTAACTATTGGTGAAATGATAGTTGGAGAGTCTAGTGGGGCATCTGCAATTTATGTTGAAAGAGTTTCTGATATTATTGTATCTTTTGTATATAAGAATGACATTAAATTTAAGGAAGGAGAAAGAGTATCATTTAAAGACTCAGTTTCAAATGGAACTATTACTAGATTAGATGCAACAAGTTTACAAACATCATCCAATTATACTTTTGATCCTGGACAAGAATCAACAATTTATAACTATTCAACAATTAAAAGAAGAAGTGAATCTTCAGAACCATCTAGAAAATTAAAAGTTTATTTTTCAAGTGCATCTTATGATTCTACCGATGATGGAGATATTACAACAGTAAATTCATATGACAACTTCAATTATTCTAAAGAAATTGGATCTGTAGAAGGAATTATTAATTCTGACATTATTGATATTAGACCAAGAGTTTCTAATTATACAGTATCTCAAGGTAAAAGGTCACCATTAGAATTCTTAGGTAGAGTTTTTAATCAAACTGGAAACTCTTCTCCAAATATTTTAGCATCTGATGAAAGTATTTTACTAGATTTTTCTTATTATTTGGGAAGAATTGATAGAATTTTCTTAACAAAAGATGGAAAGTTTCAAGTAAAATATGGAACTCCATCTGATAGTCCAGAATTTCCAATTCCAGTAGATGAAGCTTTAGAAATTGCAAATATAACTTATCCACCTTTTCTTTATAATAATGAAGATGCTTCCATCAAGTTTCTTGAGCACAAGAGATTTAGGATGGTCGATATTAAAGAACTTGAAACTAGAATTAAAAATCTAGAGTATTACACTTCCCTCTCACTTCTTGAGGCAAATACAGTCAATTTATTTGTTCCAGATCAAGATGGGTTGAATAGATTCAAATCTGGATTCTTTGTAGACAACTTTAATGATTTCAGACCACAAGATACTGACGTTATAGTCAATAATAGTATTGATAGAAAACGTAAAGAAATTAGACCTAAGCATTACACAAATGCAATTGATTTAATTCCTGGTCCAGTTGTAGGAGTTGATTCTGATGAAGATTTAAATTTTTCACAAATAGAAGGTATTAATGTAAGAAGGGATAGTGGTGCTATTACTTTAGATTATACGGAAATTGAATGGTTAAAGCAATCATTTGCCACAAGAACCGAAAGTGTGACTCCATTTTTAATAAGTTTTTGGAATGGAACTTTAGAATTGACTCCATCATCAGATACTTGGGTTGATACTACTAGACTTGAAGCAAAAATTATTCAAGCAGAAGGTAATTATGCACAAACACTAGCAAATGCTGCTAGAACACTTAATGTAGATCCTCAAACTGGATTCTCACCAGTTGTTTGGAATGCTTGGCAAACTCAATGGACTGGAACAACAAATAGGTTTTCTACCAGATCATCTAGCTCATCAAGTTCTACTACCTTTGGAAGAGGTGGTTGGATTAATGGTGGATCTGGTATTGCTCAACGAGTACAGAGAACAAGTACAACTACCACTACACAAACATTAAGAACTACTACTCAACATGGAATTGCTAGAAGGAGTGGAACCAGAACATTTATCCACGAAGAATTTGAAAGGCAATCAGTTGGAGATAGAGTTGTCAATAGAGAAGTCATTGCAAATATGAGATCTAGAAACATTGAGTTTGTTTCTAAGAAAGTAAAACCCCTTACACGTTTATATGCTTTCTTTGATGGATATGATGTAACCAAATATTGTGTTCCAAAATTATTGGAAATTCAAATGTCCAATGGAACTTTCCAAGTTGGAGAAACTGTTAGGGGAAGAGTTCCAAGAACTGGTCTAGATCAAGACAATACAAATACCTCTGCTTCAATCACATTCAGAGTCGCTCAATCAAATCATAGAGAAGGTCCATATAATTCTCCAACTAATACATTCCCAGAGAATCCATATAGAGGTACAATTTTACCAACAGAATATTCATCAACATCTACAATTTTAAATGTTGATACTTTCTCACTTTCAAATGAAGTTCAAGGTGCTTATGTTGGATGGGCTGAAGAGGGAATGGTTCTTGTAGGAAATAGAAGTGGTGCGACTGCTACTATAACAAATTACAGACTTGTTTCTGATTTGGCAGCAAACGTTACAGGTAGTTTTTATATTCCGGATCCAAACAACAGAAATCATCCAAAGTTTGAAACAGGAACTAAAACATTTACTCTAGTTAATGATGAAGATAATGATCAAGATAATGCAACTACAGTTGCTGAAGAGGGATTTACTTCTTCAGGAACTCTAGAAACTGTTCAAGAAAATATTATTTCTCTTAGAAATGCAAGAATTGAGAGGAGGCAGGAATTTGGTGCCAGAAATGTCAATAGGAACCTAGGTACAACTGTTGTTTCAAGTAGATCAAATACTAGTAGTAGTGAAAGAGTCATTGGATGGTATGATCCTCTTGCACAATCATTCTTGGTTGAAGATGAAACTGGAGTCTTCATAACAAAGTGTGAGGTATTCTTCAAGTCTAAAGATGATATGGATATTCCGGTTGTCTTCCAAATTAGAACTATGGAGAATGGATTCCCAACTCCAAATATTCTTCCATTCTCAGAAATAGTTTTAAGTCCAGAAGATATTAATACATCATCTGATGGTTCTGTTGCAACAACATTCCAATTCAAAGCTCCCGTCTATCTTGCTGGAGGTAATTCTGAGTATGCCATAGCATTAGCATCTAACTCCACAAAATATAGTGTTTATATTTCAAGAATTGGAGAAAATGATCTCTTAACTCAGACATTTATTTCAAACCAACCATATCTAGGATCATTATTCAAGTCACAAAATGCTTCTACTTGGGAAGCAAGTCAGTGGGAAGATCTCAAATTTACTCTATACAGAGCAGATTTCTTATCAACCGGTACTGTTGAATTCTATAATCCAGAACTTTCTTCTGGAAATGGTCAAGTTCCAACTCTCATGCCAAATTCTTTGAATTTCCAGTCTAGGCAAGTAAGAATTGGAGTGACAACGACACTTTCAGATAATGGATATGAACTTGGAAATACCTTTATACAAAGTGGAACTAATGCTACAGGAAATCTTGTAGGAACTGCTGGAACCGCTCAAGGTACATTGTCAATTACAAATACTGGAATTGGTTACACTCCAAGTTCAGGGTCTCTTACATATAATAGTGTAAATGTAGTCACTTTAACCGGTAATGGTAGAGGGGCAACTGCAAATATTACTATCAATAATGGAGTTGCAGTTGCAGCAACTGTTAATGGTGGTGGTTCTGGTTATAAAGTTGGAGATGTTCTTGGTATATCTACAATTGGAGTATCTTCTGTTGGTAGAGATGTCAGATTATCCGTCGTTTCAATTGGTGCTACAAGTGAATTAGTTTTGAATAATGTTCAGGGCAAATTTATTGTTGGGTCAGCAAATACTATTTCATATACAAATAGTTCTGGAATAACAACTGAACTAAATTATTCTTCTGGAGGAGATGTTCAAGTTTCTACTCTTAATGTCGATACTGATGGACTTCATGTAAAAGTTAATCATCAAAATCATGGAATGTATTTTGAAAACAATTTAGTTTCAATAAGTGGCGTTGAATCTGATATAAAACCTTCTAAATTAACTACAGCATTTGAATTTGGTTCAATTACACCTTTCTCAATAGAAGATGCCTCAGCATTCTCCACATTTGAAGGCGTTGGTGTTGGTACTACCAATGTGGGTATTGTTCGTATTGGAGAGGAACTTATTCAATATACTAACGTAAATTCAAACTCTATTGGAGGAAGTATTATCAGAGGAGATAATATGACTGGAACATATCCAGCAGGAACTCCAGTCTACAAATATGAATTAAACGGCATTAATCTAGCAAGAATTAATAAAATTCATGATATGTCAAATGTGACATTAAAAACTCCAATCACATTTGATTCTTATCATATTAAATTAGATACTTCGGAATTGATTTCAATCAATAATGATGATAGGAGTGATAATATAGGATTTACTCAACTATATGCAAATGAAACCAAATCCACTGGTGGATATAAGATAAAAGCTTCACAAAATATGCCATTTGAAATCTTAACTCCACAAGTTCATAATCTAACTGTTCAAGGAACAAATTTAACTGCGGAAATGAGAACTATTACTAGTAAATCATTAAGTGGAAATGAAGTTCCTTTCATTGATGCTGAATATGATGTAGTCACTTTGAATGAATCTAATTATTTTGAAAGTCCTAGAATGATTGCTTCCAATGTAAATGAAAAAGAATATTTAGAAAATCTCACTGGAAATAAATCATTAAATCTTAGATTGTTCCTCTCTACTACAGATAGTAGAGTAAGTCCTGTTGTGGATGGTGAAAGAGTTAATACTATTTTAACATCAAACCGAGTGAATAATCCCATCAAAGATTATGCAAATGATCCTAGAGTAAGTACTCTGGATCAGGATCCAAATGCTTTCCAGTATATTTCAAAGAATATTACACTTGAGAACCCTGCTTCTTCTTTAAAGATTTTAGTGAATGCACATGTTTGTGATGAGAATGACATTAGAGCATTCTATGCTATTAGTGATAGTAGTGATTTTGTTCCAATTTTTGAACCATTCCCTGGATATGATAATCTTGACCCAAGAGGAAGAATTATCTCAAGAGCAAATAATAATGGAAACCCTGACAAATTTATACCCAAATCAAACTTTAAATCTTTTGAGGGTGAACAATTATCATATAATGAATATACATTTACAGCAGATACACTTCCACCATTCAGATCATATAAAATTAAAATTGTTATGTCATCTACCAATCAAGTATATGTACCAAGAATGAAAGATTTGAGAGTAATTGCACTGGCTTAATATGAAAAAATATCATGGAGTTGAGGGTCATGGAGATTTACTTCGTGACCCTGAGACAAATTCAATCATAAATTCAAATTCAATTGAATATGAGCAATATGTAGCAAGAAGGGATGTAAAAAGAAAAAAGAATGAAAAAGTAGAAACTATTGAGGATGAAGTTGCTAATATAAAAAGCGACATCAATGAAATCAAATCTTTACTAAAGGAGTTATTAAATGGATCCTGATACAATCAAATTAAACAATTTATCAAAAAATTTCGCATATTCGCAATTAGCATCTAAAATAGACTGTTGTGAAGATAGAGAAGAACTTAAAAATATTGCAAAATCATTTTGCAAACTTTACTACAAACAACAGGAAACTATGTCAATTTTAGGAATACCTGAAGGCGCATAAAGTATATACATAAATATTACTAGGAAACTTGTGAATAAATGGCACAACCAACAAGTAAGTCAGAATTAGTTCAATATTGTAAAAGGCAATTAGGAGCTCCTGTTTTAGAAATCAATGTTGCGGATGAGCAAATTGATGATTTGGTTGACGATGCTCTTCAATTTTTTCATGAGAGGCATTTTGATGGAGTAACTCAGACTTACTTAAAATATAAAATAACGCAGGAAGATATTGATCGGGGTAGAGGTAGAGGAACTAATAACCCTATTGGAATTGTAACTACCACAGCATCATCAAATATTAATGGAGAAAGTGTTTCATTTTCATACGAAGAAAATAGTAATTACATTCAGGTTCCGCCAGCAGTAATTGGTATTAATAAAATCTATAGATTTGATACTAGTACAGTATCTGGTAGTATGTTTAGTATGAAGTATCAGTTATTTTTAAATGACATATACTTCTTCAATTCTATGGAGATGTTGTCATATGCTATGACAAAAACACATCTTTCAGATATAGATTTTTTATTAAACACAGAAAAACAAATACGATTTAATCAAAGACAGGATAGATTGTATTTGGATATAGACTGGTCGAATATATCAAAGGATGAATATATTATTCTAGATTGTTGGAGACTTTTAGATCCAAATGATTTTACTAGAGTATATAATGATTCTTTTTTGAAGAAATATTTAACATCTCTAATTAAAAGGCAGTGGGGACAAAATTTAATTAAATTCCAGGGAGTCAAATTGCCTGGTGGAGTTGAATTAAATGGTAGACAAATCTATGATGATGCTCAGAAAGAAATTGATGTTATAATGGAAAAAATGTCAAATACTTATGAGTTGCCACCTTTAGATATGATTGGATGATATTATGCTTAATCCATTTTTTCAACAAGGTTCTGTAGGAGAGCAAAGTCTTGTCCAAGACTTAATAAACGAACAACTGAGAATGTATGGCGTAGATGTGCATTACCTTCCCAGAAAATTTATTAAAGAAAATACAATTATAAGGGAGGTTGTTCAATCATCGTTTGATGATGCATATCCCATTGAAGCGTATATTCAAAATTTTGAGGGGTACTCCGATAATTCAGTTTTATTATCAAAGTTTGGTATTCAACAAACTCAAGAAGTTACATTAATAATATCAAAAGAAAGGTGGGAAAATTATATTCAACCTCTGGCTAAAGATAAATCAAATATAAAACTTTCAAGTAGACCAAAAGAAGGGGATTTAGTATATTTTCCATTAGGTGATCGTTTATATGAAGTAAAATTTGTAGAACATGAAAAACCATTTTACCAACTTCAGAAAAATTATGTTTATGAATTGAGATGTGAATTATTCCGATATGAAAATGAAGTCATAGACACTGATATTGAAGAGATTGATGATAATCTGATTGGAAATGAGTCGGATGGACTAACCTCTGATGGAATTAATACAATTCTAGGTCCAACTCAAACATTGACTCTTATTGGAGTTGGAGTTACTGCCACAGCAACAGCATCAATCGTCAATGGTGGCATTAGGCAATTTAATTTGACAAATAGAGGTGGAGGATATAGTGAAGTTCCGACAGTACTACTATCTTCAGCACCTAGTGGAGGAGTTAGTGGAATTGCTACTGCAGGATTAATTAGTGGAATTAATGTTTGCAACTTAAATACCAATCCGATGTTAAAATCGGTACAGAATGTGGACATTGTTAATGCAGGTGCTGGGTATACAATTGCCCCTAGTGTAAAATTTATTGGGGGTGGTAAAGGCGTAGGAGCAGCTGCATCTACATTTATTGGAGATGGTGTTGTTGGAATTATTACAGTAACTTTGGGTGGTGGTGGATATGTAAAAAATCCAACAATTTCATTTTCTGGAACATCTACAATATCTGCTGCAGCAACTGCAGTTGTTAGTACAGCAGGGACAATAACTGCAATCAATATAACAAATGCTGGTCTTGGTTATACTCAGGAACCAATAATTTCAATTTCAAACCCAAGTTTAGGTTCTTCAGGTTCATTCAACTTCAATGAATTTGTTACTGGATCTGTAAGTGGTACTAAGGCTAGAGTAAGAGTTTGGAACTCTATTACAAATATTCTAGAAGTTTCTCATGTAACTGGAGATTTTAAGGTTGGAGAAACTCTTATTGGATCTGAATCTGGAGCATCTTTTGTACTTAGAAAAATTGATTTAAATCCAACAGATGATGGTTTTTCTGATAATTTCAACATTGAAAAGGAAGCTGATGCGATTATTGACTTCTCAGAAAGAAATCCATTTGGAATGCCATAAATAGAGTTTAACTCTGTTAAATAGTATAATAATAGGATTTAAGTAATGTTTGAATATTTTTATAACGAAATTTTGAGGAGAACTATCATTTCTTTTGGTTCTCTTTTTAATGATATTAGCATTAAAAATGATACTTCTGTTATAAAAGTACCTCTTTCATATGGTCCTACTCAAAAATTTCTTGCTAGATTAGAACAGTCACCAGACCTTAACAAATCAACAGCAATAACTTTACCAAGACTTTCGTTTGAATTTATTGGTCTTACTTATGATCCATCTAGAAAAATTACTACAACTCAAAAATTTTTAGTGAAAGATCCTTCAGATGGATCCGAAGTGAAAAAATCATATGTACCAGTTCCGTATAATATGCAATTTGAACTTAGTATTATGTCAAAATTGAACGATGATGCACTCCAGATAGTAGAGCAAATTTTACCATATTTTCAACCAGCTTATAATTTAACAGTAGAATTAGTCGAGTCCATAAAAGAAAAAAGGGACGTTCCAGTTATTCTAGAAAATATAACTATGCAAGACGACTATGAAGGAGATTTTACTTCACGTAGAGTTTTACTTTATACTTTGAGATTTACTGCCAAAACATATCTATTTGGACCAGTTTCTTCTGCTTCTAAAGATATTATTACAAAATCTACTATCAGTTATATTGCTGCTTCGACAACAGCAAATGCTCAAAGGTCTCTTACATATTCAGTCACTCCTAGGGCAATTAAAAATTATACAGGACCTGCTGTAACAACTTTAGTTAATGATATTACTAAAACAACAAAATCTATTGAACTTGAGAGTACAAGTGGTCTAACTGCTAAAACATATATTGATATTGGTGGGGAAGAATTATTCATTAAGACTATAAGTGATAATAAAATTTCAGTACTTAGAGGTCAAGATGGAACACCTGTCAGCGATCATTTGAGGGGTTCAGAAGTATTTGTTATAGACTCGAATGATAATGCATTAATAGAAAGTGGGGATGATTTTGGTTTTGATGGCAATATACTCTAAATTATAATAATGACAAATAAATTTAACAAATTAAATGAAACTTTTGATACTGATGATATTGTTTCTGTAGAAATTGAATCAAAACCTATTATCAAAGAAGTTGAAAAAATAAATCCACATATAGATGATATTGACAAAGATTATAATTATACTAGAGGAAATTTATATTCGTTAATTGAAAAAGGTCAAGAAGCAATTAATGGAATTCTTGAACTTGCACAAGAAACTGAACAACCAAGAGCTTACGAAGTTGCTGGTCAACTAATTAAAAGTGTTGCAGATGCAACTGATAAATTAATGGAATTGCAAAAGAAATTGAAGGAAGTAGGAGAAGAGAAACAGACTAAAGGTCCATCTACTGTTAATAATGCATTATTTGTTGGTTCTACTGCAGAATTGTCAAAGTTATTGAAAAATACTCAAACAGACGAATAATATAATAAATAAAACTGAAATCATTAATAGCAACTATATGAACTCTAAAATAAAAACAGTTGCTATTTTTACAGGAACACTAATATCAATATCACATATTGGTTTGTTGGGATATGTAGTTAATAGACCACGAGAACCAAAACTTCCTCAAGTCCCTACAATTAATATCCCTCATGGAGATTATTCATCATATACTATCAAAGCAGGTAAGGATGGGTATGAGATTGAATACAAAGCAAATGATCCTGCTATTTTAGAATCACATAGATCAATGTCTTCTGATAGTAATAAGAAAGGATTGTTTGGCGGTGGTACAGAGAGCCGTCATGAGTATCGTAGTGATCAGTTCACTATGGAAGGCACCCGTAATATGGGCGTAGGAGGTGCTGTAGCAGACGGCGAGGGAAAGTCTGCAAAAGACATAGAGTGCATCGTGGCGGACGCTGGAGCACGGTCTCAGGGTGCAATGGCAGGTAGTGCCCTTGCTGCTGGTGTTGCTGTTCCTGCCCTTGCTAGTATCCCTTATGTTGGTTGGTTGGCAGGTGGATGGGCATTGCTATTAGGACAGAAAGCAGGATCATCACTAGGTTCTACAGTTGGGTCAGTATTTAATGATTGCTAAATAAAAAGAGAGATTCTTTTTGAATGGAAAACGGAAAATGCCCAAAGGGGCAATACTACTGTTATACAAATAAAGAATGTAGACCAATTCCTGCTGGATTTATGATAGATCCTGAAGGAATGTTGAGAAAAGAGAATGGGGCCAGTGTGGATGAGTCCAATAAAAGTGGTGATAATTCTTTGCGTGATTGGTTTGGCAAGAGTAGTTCTAGTGATGGCAAGCCTGGTTGGGTTCAGTTAGGTGGTAAATATGCAGGAAAACCCTGCGCCAAACAACCAGGGCAAAAGACCAAACCCAAGTGTGGATCCAGCAAAATGTCTGCAAATTTAGATGATAAGGAAGAGAAAAGGGCATTTAATAGAAAGCAACGTCAAGATCCAAATCCAAATAGAAAAGGGAAAGCAATCAACGTGAAGACAGAAGAAACTATTCTAGAGCGTGGTGATTTCTGGCATCCAGATCCCGAAAAGGATCGTAAATTGGGTGGTCCTGGTGCCAATGCCCGTGCCCGTGAAGATCGCGCTGCTGCGTCTAAACCAAAAGAAGATCCCAAGAAACTCCGTAAGGGTGAATCTTATATGGATTGGGGTAAACGTCAGAAAGCAAATAAGATGAAGAAAGAAGAATTTGTTAATGAGAAAGCAGGCGAGAAAGATGCTTGCTATCATAAAGTAAAATCACGTTATTCGGTTTGGCCAAGTGCATATGCGTCAGGGGCACTAGTCAAATGCCGTAAGAAAGGTGCTGCTAATTGGGGCAATAGTACAAAGAAGGAAGAATTTGAATTCTCTAATTGGAGAGATGACTTTAAGGCAACTGAGTTTGAATTTACTGATATAATCAAGCCAGAACCTTTAGTTTCTGAATTGGTTGGAGAAGAAAAAATTAATGAAAAATGTTGGAAGGGTTATAAAAAGAAAGGTATGAAAACTATGTTTGGAAAAAGATATCCAAACTGTGTAAAAGAAAATGAGAAATCAAGCTGCAATCACACTGACAATGCAACTAATTGTCCAGTTCATGGAATGAATTCATGTGACTCACAATCAAAAGGTGGAGATGGTGGAAAAAATAAAAATTATATAGAACCAATGGGAGAAGCAGTTAGAATTCCATCAAAAACTGGGAATATTATAGGAGTTATTCTAAGTTGGAGAGGAAAAACTTATATGATTAAAATGTTCTTCCCAACTATAGCAAAACCAAGTAGATCTGAAGTTCAGGATCAAATCACTAAGGTTTATCCAGGAGGAAAAGTTCATTCTTATAAAATTAGCGAATATAAACCTGGAGAACAGTTTTTACAAACTGAAGATTGGCAGAAGGTAAACAAGTCAGATAAAACTGATGGTATGAGTCCTGCAGCAGTAAAAGCATATCGTCGTGAAAATCCCGGTTCTAATCTTAAAACTGCAGTGACTGGTGACCCAAAACCAGGAAGTAAAGATTCAAAGAGACGTAAGTCTTATTGTTCTCGATCTGCTGGACAGAAAAAGATGCATAATATTGATTGCTCTAAAACACCAGATAAGGCAATCTGTAAAGCCCGTCGTCGTTGGAAGTGCTGATCAATGAAAAACTTTAAACAATTTCTCTCAGAAAGTATCACTATTAATGGTGATTTTAATGGAACTCTCAATGTAGGAGGTTCAGAACCAGAACAAGCATCAGAATCATTCTTTGCTGATGTAGTCTGGGAAGGTAAGATGTATCGTTTGGAAGTAGAAGGTAAAATGCTTTCGAAGAAAGAACTTGCTGAACAAATTCAGGGAGAATACCCAGGAGCAATGGTTCATAATGTTTATCCCGGTGAGGCAAATACATCAAGGATTAAAAAATCTCAGAGGTATCAACCTGAAAAACTATCATGGAGTGATTGATGGCATTTAAAAATTACTTATGGGACGAAGCATGGGAATTGAATGTTTCTCGTGGTAAAGTCCGTGGTGCTTTTCACGTCATCAAGTTTGGAGAGAATCTTGATGTTGATGGTTCTATGGAAACTATTTGGGATGGTGGTGGATTATATACATATCTCACAACGGCAGCAGTAGTAACAGTCACTAGCACTGATGGTGATGATGCGGCAGCAGGAACTGGCGCAAGAACTGTAACTGTCGAAGGATTAGACTCAAACTATAATCAAGTATCAGAAACTTTAACTGTTGGTGGTTCTGCTGGTAGTGTAGAATTTTTTAGAGTATTTCGTGCTTTTGTTGCAAGTTCTGGTTCTAGTGGAACAAATGAAGGGACAATTTCAATTGCTTCTGGTTCAACAACATTAGCACAAATTGGCACTGTAGGATCTCCAACTTCAACAGGGTTGGGTCAGACATTTATGTCCATATATACTGTGCCTGCTGGATATACTGGATTCATTTATCAATGGAACATGTCAACTGCTAAATCAGATGGTGATATTTTCTTAGTTAAGAGAGGACATAATGATAATGGAGCATGGAGAACGCAAGACGTTATGCACACAAATCAAAACAGTATTGAACGTAATTATAAGTTTCCACTAAAGATTGAGGAAAAAAGTGATATTGAAGTAAGAGCACTTTCTATTGCAAACAATATGAAGTGTTCCGCAACCTTCTGTATTTTATTAGTCCAAAACGAAACTGAATGAATTGAATTATGAGTGAAGTATATCTTGGTAATCCTAATCTAAAAAAAGCAAATACTTCGATTGAATTTACGGAAGATAATATCCGTGAATTTTTGAAGTGTAAAGATGATCCTGTTTATTTTGCAAATAACTACATTAAGATTGTTTCTCTTGATGAAGGTTTAACCCAGTTTCATCCATACCATTTTCAAGAAAAGTTAATTAACAACTTCCATGAAAATAGATTTAACATCTGCAAAATGCCGAGACAGACTGGCAAAAGTACTACAGTTGTGTCTTATCTTCTTCATTATGCGGTATTCAATGACTCTGTTAATATTGGCATCCTTGCTAACAAAGCAGCGACTGCTAGAGAACTTCTAGGAAGATTACAAACTGCATACGAGAACTTACCAAAATGGATGCAACAGGGTATTATTGCATGGAACAAAGGATCTTTAGAGTTAGAGAATGGCAGTAAGATATTGGCAGCTTCTACGTCTGCAAGTGCTGTCCGAGGCATGTCGTTCAACATTCTCTTCCTCGACGAATTCGCATTCGTTCCAAACCATGTTGCAGACTCGTTCTTTGCATCTGTTTATCCTACTATTACTTCTGGTAA